CAAATGCACCACGTTCAATATCAAATGATTCACGAAATGCAGATGCCCAATCTATAAATAATTCATCTTTTGATATATCAAAATGTTCACCATTAATTACACTACCATTTAAATATTTACCTCCTTCACCAGGTGCATATACATGTACTTCTACAACAGGTTTTTCATCAGGAGATATATTTTTTGTACCAAGTTGTAATAATGGAATATCTTCTGACCTCCATGTTAATCCACGTACTTTTCCTCTTGTCTTAATTATTTCTTCCTGATTTGAAAATCTTTGTATAGGCATAACTTAACTTCTCGTATAATTATCAAATGTTAATCCAGGGACATATTCATTTAAAACTTCTTGTGGTCCTCTTGGCCAAGTAATAAAAAATTTCTTTTGATTTCCTACTTTATTATGACATTTCTTTCTAATATATTGTATTGCATTATATTGTCTTTTTAATTGATCCGCAACAAATGTATCAATTTCAGATCGTAAATCATGTACATAATCTAACAATCCTCCTGTTTCAAGTACTGTAAATAAATTTTGCATTGCCATTAATCCATCAAAAATTCTATTAAAATCTTCTACATCTGTCGCAGTTGCTAACATTTCATCAATCATAAACATTTGACTATTTAATTTATTTATTGTTTCTCTCAACCATGGCATATATGCATCTGCCTGAGCACTTTTAGAAAATAAATCATTCATTCTATCTTCATTACCACGATATATACATGACTTAACATACCAATTATCTTTCATGAATCTCCATGGAGGATAGATATATTTATCATCTGGTACTTCTCCCATTAATACATCAACTATGGCAAATGTAAGTCCTGCTATAAATCCGATTGGACTTGCAAGTGCTAATGTAGCAGCAAATGATATTGTTAATGCAATCGGAGTTAAATCAAAACTAGTAAATGCGTTATCAGCAGCATCTCTTGCCTTTTGAATTTCTGGAGCTAAAGGTCCTTCTACTGGATAGTTACTTGAATCTAATCCTCCGCCCATATTCATCCAACTTGCAAATTTATCTCTTGCAACAGATTTCATCCATTTATGATTATCCTTTTTAACAATATTATTTTCTTCATCTTCATTTAAATTTGCTCTAAATCTATGTAATCTTTTTAATAAAGTAAAAAATGCTTTACTATCATCTTTAGTTTTTGTATCTTTATGTGGCCAACCTCTTTTCTTTTTATATTTCCATTTACCATCTTTTGAAAAGAAAAGTTTATATAATGGACCACCATCGCCTAATAATTTATTACAATAATCAATATAATTAGTTGGTAATGAATCAAATTCAATTTTCATTGTTTCTACTTTTGCAGCTAATGATGGAAATAATTCTAATATTTGATCTTTGATAATATCAATTTGTTCTTGTAATATAGCTTGTTGTACTAAATCTTGATATGCTTCTACATTATAATATTTTATAGACCCTGGCGGTTCAAATGGTTCTAAAAATTCGTTTGAAAATGGACGTCCACCATTAGAAAAATAATCTAAATATTCTATATATTCTGACAAATCCATACCAGGAATACCATCTGTATCTGCTTCTACTATTTGAGGAAATGTAATCCAAACTGGATGTGGATCATCATTTGTATGTTCTAATACATCTATACCTCCTGCTTCTCTAATTAAGTTTATTAAACCTATTCTACCATATCTACCTTCTCCAGCTTCAAATGCTTCATCAAATCCTAACGGTTGGCCATCAGCACCAGTAATAGTGGTTTGAGGTTCATATCTTGCTAAGTCTATTCCTTGCTTAGTTGCATACAATCTTAAAGCAGGATTTGATCTTACTTGTTTCCAATGACCTAACATCATAAATCTAACACCATTAACATAATCATCTGATCGTATTTCTGTTCCTTGTCGTACTTCCGCATCCGATGCTATTTCTGTTGGACCTGGTGGTGGATCATCTTCACTTACTTCAGAAGGATTATCATATGGAGCTGGAAATCTTGCAATTACAATTTTTCCTTCATATTTTTCACGCATTTGCTCACGATATGTTTGTCTTAAAAATACCTGATCAGTGTAAAAATCATCTGGATCATGTTCTGCCAGAATATCTGCTGGTAATGGATTGCCTTCATCATCTTCTGGTATTCTACCGCCTACTCTTCTCTGAGATGCAGTTTTAATATAATCTCCTGGATCTCTAACAAAGGGTCTAACCGGTCTATAACCACTTCTAAATCTTATTTCATCATTCCATTCGCGAGTTCTATCTGGCATTGCTCTATCAAGATATTCTGCATAAGCTGTTGCATATTCTTCAACTCCTTCATATTCCGGATCACCTGCTCCATAAACTTGCTGAGTATCTTGTCCATCTAATTTCATATCATATTCTGAAATTTGACCTGAATCTGCTGTTCTAATAATATCATATCTAGAACCCCTTTCTGCCAACATTACTTCTAATGTTTTATAATTTGGTATAGGCCTGGCTCTACCATTTAATATATAAAATACACAAAAGATACCTTCAATATCAATCGATTCTCCGTCTAATGTTTGAGGTCCACGTGTAATATATAAATGATGTGGATCATCTTTTCTAAAATCAGATGTAGTTAAAAATAATCCTGACCTTTTTCGTTTAACAATTGGAATTTCTTCTTCTTCAACTGGATCTTTGAATACTTGCCATTCTTCATCTATTATTTCATCTAAATCTTCTTCATCAATAGTAGGATAAGCTTTTGTTAATGTATATTTTTCATAAATTTCTTTTCTTGCTTCGAACTGTGCAATACCTTCTGGGTTTCTTTTTGTAAAGATTTTTTCTTTAACTCTTTGTCGCCTATTTGGATTCAAAGCTTCACGTGCTTGTTCTGATTCTAAACCAGGTGTTAATCTACCTTGTGAATAAAAAATATCACTAGGAAATTCTTCTTGCATGATAGATAATAAAATACGATCTCTATTAGTCTCAGTAGTAGTTTCTTCAGTTGTCGTATTTGCTGTGTATCGATTATTTCCTAATAACATGTTAGGATCTAATCCTGAATCTATTCCTGATAATGGTTGATTAGGATTTGGAGTTTCTGGAGTTGAACCTTGATTTTGTGCTGCATATCTTGCCATATTATTTCACCACCTTAAAATAAAAATCATCATATGTTTGAATATCATTGCCGCCATCTCTTTCTATTTTTAACATTATCTTATAAAATCTTTCTGGTAAAAATGAATCCATTCTTATTTGCATAAAACTACCATTTGCATCACAATCAATTTGAGTTGCTTTCGTATCAAATGGTATAATAGTTTCATCTGTTACAGAATCTAAAATACTATAAAAACTTGAAGTTGGTAATCTTTCTCCAGTTAAAAAGAAAGAAGATGTCTGAAATTGTTTACTTGGAAACTCAGGACGAACTCCTATTCTAAATTTAGTTTGTTCTGATGTTCTATATTCACGTTTTATATTTTTAAAATATGGAACATAAGTATCAGATGCAATTTCAGAAGAACTTGTATCAGCAAATGTTGTGTTATTATATGCCACTTCTAATCTAGGAACGAATATTGTATGGCTTTCACGGCCAAAGAATTTAATTGATCCTAATATTTCTTGAGATTCTTCATCTGTTTTTGTTCGTTTAAAAATAAATCCATTATTTGGTATAGATCCGGCAATCCATTGTTTGACAATATTTGTTACATTAATTCTAATATCTGGAGACTCATTTTCAAATGACTGTGAAGCTTCAAAGTTAGAACCTGTATACCATGTACCACCACCTTGAGTAGTTGCAAATTCATCTCCACCTTGCATTACATTATCACCTGAAGCCCAATTATCAGCTGTTGAATCACCTGATTTAAATTTCCATGATGCGCCAAATCTTTGAATTGGTATATCAGAAAAGTTTCCATTTCCATTTACCCAAGATTCAGAAACTGGATATGCTTCAATTGTATATGAATGTAATAAATCTGTTGCTGTTGCTGCCTTTACAGAAACAAATACAGATGCGGAATCTATATGATTTGCTAATGCTGGTATTTCACCATTACTAATTGCAGTTGCTAATGTAGTTATTTGACTTCCAAAATCTAAAATAAATCTGCTATTCAATGTATCTGATTGTACAACACTTTGAATTTTAGATCCGGATGTAATTTTTGTAAGTTCTAATATCTGATCTATACCTGTATTTTGTTCTGGGTATTTTTCATATAATGTAGTATCTCGTTCTGCAAAAAATAATCTATACATATCTCTTCCCTTATGGTTTTACTATTCTACCTCTTATATCTCTATTAGGAAATTTAATTTCAAATATACATGGATCTAATGATGGATATATTATACCATGTTTTTTAGCTAAATCAAAATCATATACATTGTTTGAATAAATACCTCCTGATTTATTAAATATTTCAAATGTTGGTATACTTTGTACACCTTCAATTAAATTTAGTTGATTAATTACTGCAGAAATATCTATAGGTCCATTAATTTGCATTTTGTCATTATGAAATATATTTTTTAATGATGCTATACATTCTAATAATACTTCATTACCATTACTTTTTGGTTTTGGTATTACTTCAAAATCTACTGCAATATTTACAATAAATGCAGTTTTTATATTAATTGCATCCGTCATCATTCTATATTGTGATAAATATGTTCTTATATTCTCTCTTAAGGCTTGATTTGCCGGTACATATCTACCATCTGCATCTTGAGCTAATAAATATAAATTCAATGCAAGAGGATTTTGTATTACATCTCGAGGATAATCTCTATCAGCTGTATCTAATTGTTGATCTCCTACAATATATGCTTTTGCAACACTACCAAATTTAGCAGGCATTGCAAATACTCTAGCTATATAATCTTCTCGAGTTATTACTCTACTCTGTGCAGCAAATGCTGCCATAGCATTTTGTCTAATAGATTCTAAATCTTGAGCTGCGCCACCACCAACAGCTGGTCCTGGATTTGTAATTGCAACAGATTGTTTTGTATCTTCCAAATCTACACCTGTTATTTCATTACTATATTCTACATTATCAACTAAAGTAATTGTATTAACTCCTACATTATCTTGAATAGAACCTCCAACAGAATATTTAACTGTCAATGTAGTATTTTGTGGAGCCAATCCATATGTACTAGTATATAAAAAATTTGAAGGATCAATAGTATCTGTTGTTGTACGTTTTAAGTATTCTAAACCAGATCCTACATTTCTTGGATTTGGTACAATTTCTTCATCTGCATCAGAAGATACACCAGAACCAAATTGTAGTTCTGTTAATCCATCTTCTCTTAATCTTTTAACAAATCTTCTAGCAGTTCTTTTTAATCTTAAAATATATGGTACAGTTGATCTGTATGCAGATAATTCTGGATCATTAAATGGTATATTTGCTATATCTTCAAATACTGTATCTTGTGCTAAATAATCAACTTCTAGAAATTTATTTCCTGCTAAATCTGTTATTGAAATAATGTCAATTATATTGTTTTCTGGTAATACAATTTTATCATATGGTTTAGGATCTCCAAATTGATAAGCTTCTTCTTTAACTTCACCAGAAACCATAGTTACTTGTTTCTTAAGAAGATATCTTGCAACTTCACCGGACGAATTTAATTCATATACAGTTACTTCTGGATCTTGTTTAAAATCTATTGGCTCTACTGCTCTAAACTTTTTTCCTGTATTAGAAGATGCTTGCATGCCATCTGCTATAGATAATGCATAATCCATATCTGGTCTTGCTCCTTCTCCACTTCCTGATGCAGGAACTAATTGAAAGACATCGACTGATACATTAGATGGAGTATTACGTCTTGTATGATATCCAAACATTCGCGATAAATTTAAAATGTTAGATCCTTCTCTTGCAGTGGATAATAATGATTCTCTAAATGATTGATCTGTATAATAATTTAGAACATCTCCTACATATGCAGACATTTCAATAAACATCATACCAGGTGAAGATTCATTAAAATCTTGATAAGTTTTTGGAAAATAATTTTTTGCAAAGTTTATTAGATTTTGTCTATACTGAGCAAAATCTTTATTTAAATATTTAACTTCTTTTTTTATCATTGTCATTGATTATCTCCTTAATATCCTCCTCCACCGCCTGTACTTCCGGCAAGCATACCGCCGGCCATATCACCTGCGCCAAATACTGAACCTTGACCAAATGAACCTACTTCAGTTAATGTCTGTCCTGCATCTACTTCTGCATCTGTTACTACTAATGCATTTTCAGATAATAATATATTAATTACTAAATTAGCACCAACTGTACTTACTCTAAAACGTAATAACATTCGTATTTGATGACCTGTTTCATCTATATTCATATCAAGATTTGCTATTTCTATATAAGGTAACCAAAATGCAATATCATCACGAAGTGTATTTTCTAATGCAGTTCGTAACTGATCTGTATTGTTATCAAATAGTATTTCTCTGATTCGAGTACCAAAATTTGGTTGCATATATCTTTCACCTTTAAAAGTTAATAATAAGTTTTTTAAATTTGATATAGCTTGTTCTTCTGTTGAAAAAGTCTGACCAAAAACTACTGCACCGGATTTTGGAGTACTTGCATATTGAGCTGTATTTGCAGTTAAAGGTGTTTCTAATTGTTCTCCTGAAACATGTGAAGACTTATTAAATGGCAACGGAATTCCAATTGCCTGTTCAGGCGATTGATTGATTGGTTGATATCGATATATTGGTCTTCTTAATACTGGCATTATACTACTTTTTTACCTTTTGATTTATCTAATTTTTTCATGGCTTTCATTACACCTGAATAATCTTTTGTTATTGCATTAACAGTTGATGCAACCGCTTGATTATTCATATTAATTGGTTCACCATTAATACCTTGAGTTACTACTGAATTTGTTGGTGTCCTTGCTGCTCCAAATGAATCAGCCATTGCAGATTTAAAATTACCTAGACTAGGATAATCTGTTGTTCCTTGTGAAACTATAGGACCATCTGATGGAAGTCCAGCTGTTTCATTTAATATATCATTTAACATACTATTTTTAGTATATTGTTTTTTTGTACGTCTAGGATTACTAGACATTTCTGCCATTTGCATTCCATGATTGATGACTTGTTTATCATCAACTTTCTGTTCAGTTAATATTTCTTTAACTGCAGCCTTTACTTCTTCTCGTATAACTTTTCGTAATAACTTTACGAATGATTTAGAACTCATATAGTATTCTCCTTTTTAATAAATATTAATGTTCTATAAATTAGGCTAAATTACTTTTAAGTAACTTTACCTTTTCCTTTACCTACACCGGCCCCTGCTCCTTTACCTGGTGTAATAGTTGCTCCTGTACCTGTTGGACCAACCTGGACCGCCTGACCTGCATTGTTAACAGTTGTTACACCTGTTGTAACTGCAGTATTAACATCACCTGATCTGACAAATGCATCTATTGCACTAGCCATGTCATTTGCAAACTGATCCATTCCGTCATTTTGATCTCTAACCTCTTCACCTTCCTTTTCACCTTGACGCTGTAAAGCAGCTTTTATATTTCTAACTAATCCTATTTTATCTAATGGCATAATATTCTCCTACTATTGATGCATTTTTTCTATTTCTGTTTGTATTTCTTTTAATCTTTCAAGTGCACTTGATTTTCCTGTTGGACCTGATGGAGTAGCATATCTTTCAACTCCTTCTGCTAAATCTACACATATTTTTAACCATTCTTCAATTTGTGTAAAATAATGATCTGCATCTATTTGCCAATTTGGAGTTACAAATTTAATATCTTTAGCAGATACTAATATAAGTTCATCTTTTCTTGTATTAAATATCATTCGTTCAGATCCTATAATAACTTGTGAGTCTTCATAATCTACCAATGGCATAGGTTCTTCGGGTGTCTGTCCTATATTTTCTTGAGCTAAATCAAATCGATCAATTTTTTGTTTTGATGTTAAATAAATAAAACTTTTATCATCATTAGGTTCTTCAATTTTATAATATGGATCATATGCACCTGCCTCTGGATCTGAACTATACCCATCAGTTAAACCTTTTACTTCACATGTCAAAGATATAAAAGGATCTCCAGCTGTCCCATCTTTGCCCCAAAATGGTTCTTCTTTATAATCTTCTAATTCTGTATGAGTACTTCCAAATCTTAGGATTGATCCAAATCTAGATGCTCGTATAATATCTCCCTGAAATGGTTGTATAGGTAATACAGATTTTTTTTCAAATGATAATTGTTCTGGTTCAGAACCTGGACTAACTTTTGATATGCCATCTGATGCATAACTTCTACCTGCAACTCTAGAATCTTGAATAAATGGCATGATAGTATTATTAACTTGACCATGTGCATTTATCAATCCAATATAGTAATATCTTTGTTGATGTATTGAATCTGCTTGTCCATCTATTGCTGAATATACTAAAACTTGTTCGCCATATAATGGCACGTTTAGTTGAGTTGGATCTCCTGGTATAGCATATTCTTCTGCGGCCACACCAAATTCTTTACCTCTGAATCTAATACGAATTGTACCAGGAGGTAAGTCATTACCTTCTTTATCTTGATATTTGTCGTAAAGTGTATGATCTGATTCAGGTTCGATTACTTGACAAATCCTTAAGGTCAGTGACTTGCTCATCTTTTATCTCCGATTGGTTAATTTCTTTAATATTATTTATTTCTGATTCAGCTTCTTCTAATAGTCGTTTTCTTTCATCTTCAGAAAGACCAAATTCATTTCCATCATCATCTTTTGAATTTGCAGACACTAATCGCTGTACAACAGCTGCTAGCTTAACTAATGCATCATCGTTCTTAACTGATACTTCTAAATAATCTTTAATCATAGGCACAATAATAGATGCATCTCCTATATTTTTTATCATAGGTTCTAAATTTTTAATTAAAGTATCTATTTGTCGTGACTTCTTTTTTGAATTGTGATATACATCACGCATTAGGTCTGAAAAGTTTGTACCTTTAAATAATTCAAATTCTTGACTCATAAATCTATCCTTTTATATAAATATGAGTATCTAGGTTTTATGATAGTATACGACCGGATTTTAGATATATACTAAACATTTTTTGATAATCTCTTTTCATTATATTAATTACTTTGGTAATGTTTTGAGTTTTAAGTCCGGTTCGTTCTCTTATAAGAATATAAAGAGCTTTTTTATTGAAGTTTTCAATATTATCTCTAATTCGAAATAATTCTAATAACGTATCTGCTACTATAATATCTCGTTTATTTGTAAATATATTATTTAAATTTGTATCATACCATTCTACCCATAAATTAGTAAATTCTTTAAGAGACTCTTGATGATCTGATAATGCAACTTCTGCAGATATATTTCTTCTTTCATCTAATATATCAGTACTCATACGAGCTTTCATTTTAGCATAATTAGCATTATTTTGAATTATCAAATAATTTTTTGCTATAATTGAAAAATATGAAAATGCCTTACCTTTACCTTCTTTAAATTTATCTATTTTTTGTACTAGAAATGCAACTACTTCTGCCTTGACATCTTCATATGGTACATCAAAATAAGAAAACTTAAATGTATGATAAATATTTTCAACAAGTTTATTAAACGGGTAATTTATATGATCTCGAAATACTTTATTTCTTTTACTCCAACTAGGTTCACTATTATATGCAATAATTGCTTTATCTGCTACATATGTAAAATATTGTTTCTTGCTAGGCTTACGTCCTCTTTTTTTCCTAGGACCATTTTCATCTAAATATTCCATTTCGGCTTTATGCCATTTGTAAAATTTATCAACTGGCGATTCACCATCTTTATATTCAATTTGTATTTCTTCTTGTTCTGACATTAAAACCCTTTATTTAATTCGTCTGTTACTTCTTTAATTATTTTGAAAGACTCACCTATTTCATCTGAAGCTTCAAAAGCTCCCATGCGATCAGCATTTCTTATCACAGAAGAAGCTTCACCTATTTTAGTTTTTAGTTGAGTAAAAAAATTATAATATTCTGTATTTGATGTTTCTAACTCTTCTATGTACTCAGATTGTGCTTCTTGTTTTTTTAATTGATTAATATTAACAAATATTGATATTAATAATATTACTGATAAAGTTACAATTGTTGTTATCATTTGCTATCTCCAAATAAATCCTTAAACATTTCTTGTGCATTAACCTTTGTTTCAGGATTGGTTATTGTTTTTGTTTTTCTTTTTATAGATACTGATTGAATAGGTTTATTATTATTCCATCTTTCATATTCAATTCTTGCCGCCATACAATCTGCTTGATGCATTACAAAACCTAAATTAGTTTTTAATTTTGAATCAGCTGTTCTTGACATAAAATAAGGTTTATTGCTCTCATCATATAATCCATCTGTTAATTTTATA